CATTTCGCGACATGGACAAAGGCAAACGCAGTCGAGTCGGCAAACCGCATCCACGAGGCTGCTATCGCCACTGGTGTGCGTGAGGTCCGCGTCGACGGCACAGGTCTAGGCGCACCTGTGGTGGATATGCTGGCAGCTATGTGCAACAACATGTATACGGTTATCTCGGTAGTCGGAGCCGCAGCTAGCCCGGATAACACCCGCTGGCTCAACGCTCGTGCATTTGGCTACGACAACCTGCGTGAGAAAATGCTAATGGGGCAGCTAGACATCGACATCGACGACAAGACCCTGCTTGACGAGATGATGGTCATTAAGTATAAGTTCAGCCCAAAGGGTGCAATCCAGATCGAATCTAAGGATGACATGCGCTCCAGAGGTCTAAAATCCCCTGACCGCTTGGATGCGGCTATGTATGCAACCCTTAACTTGGACTACCTAACCAATGGATCTTACGCTGGGATGAAGCCCGGAGACACTCTTTACCAAGATGCCAATGTGCTTGACCAGCGCTTTCCATTCTATTCTGACTGGACATGGTAGACTTTAAGTAGTTTTTACGACTATTTGAAGGATATTTGAGACTTTTATGAACGAATATGAAGCAGATTACTCTGCATTAGTAGAGTCCTATAACAACATGGCACAGGCGCTTTTGTCTATCGAAGACGAAGGCTGGAGCCTTTTGGGTGTCCAAAACCACGTTGGAGACGCTTTTACCATTGAGCAGCTTCAAACTCTAGCTGAAAAGCTTACTGAAAAGACAGACGGAAATCCGCTACTTAAGCGTGGATTTGGGCTTCGCACAAGCTATATCTTTGGCCGAGGCCTCCAGATTGAGGAGTTTGCCTCACGTCGTATCGAACAGCTGGTAAATTCTCCAGCTAATCAAACCGCACTTTTCTCTGCAGAAGCAATGATCATCAACGAGCGGTCGAACTTCACCGCCGGGCAATTCTTTATCCTTGGTGACAATGTCACTAAGCAACTGCAGAGGATCCCCTTTAAGGAGATCACGGGCTGGGTTTCTGACCCAGACAACATCGAAAGCATCCGCTTTATTCGCAGATCTTGGTCCCGCATGGACATCGATGGCAAGACCAACACAATTCACGAGTGGTATCCTGTTGATGGCTACGAAGTGGGTGCTCGAGTTCAGGTAATCCAGAACCAAAGAGTTAACTACGGTAAAACCATGTTCCCTTTCATGGTTAACAAGCGGGCGGGAAATCCATGGGGTGTACCAGATTGTTTCGCCGCTTATCCTTGGGCCTACGCCTACAACGAATATCTAAAGGACGGCTCAAGAATCTTGAAGAGCTTGTCTATGTTCGCATGGCAATTGAAAAGCAAAACCAAGACGGGTGCCACAACTGCTGCTGCCACTATTGCAACACCACAAGCGGCCGGATCCACAGCGATTCTCGGTGCGGACATGGAGCTAGCCTCACTGCCACGCACAAGCAATTCCGTGGACCTTGGAAACGGAAAGCCCCTTGCTGCGATGGTTGCTGCCGCACTGGAGGTATCAGTTGTTGCGCTGATGTCAGACCCTGGAACCAGCGGGGCCTACGGAGTAGCACAGACTCTTGACATTCCAACCACTAAGGCTATGCAGGCTAGACAGCGATTGTGGGAACTTTACCTAGACCGCATCATGCGCTTTTTTGGACAGAAGGAAACTATTGTCAAGTGGCCTAAGATGGAAACCGAATCTAGCTACCGCATGGTTCAATCCTTGGCCCTGGCTTACGAAGCTGGTGCAATCTGGCAGGATGAAATGCGAGCTGCTGTAATGGATGAGCTAGATGTGCACTCACTTCACGCTACTCCACCAAACTCCGACCAAAGCGACGCTGGCTCCGTGGTACCAAGCCAAGGCAACTCCGGCGAAGTTGGCTCAATGCAAGATAACAGCAACGAGCTAAGAGACCTAGATAATTAGTTCCTCAATAACTAAAATGTGGTATCATAACATCTAGGATACGCATTTTTACGGAGACTTTATGGCTGAACTGCTAAGCGAGAGTGTTGACTTTGCCGCTAAGCCCGGCAAGAACAAGTGGCGGGTAAAGATTATTCAGGCTGGCTGGGGCTCTTCTGGCTTCTACCCTGAATCGGTTTTGGCGACTGACGGACCACAGGTCTTTAAGTCAGGCACTAAGGTTTACATGAACCACCCTTCACTTTCCGAGGAAAGCGACAGGCCAGAACGCGACGTTCACGAGCTAGCCGGAAAGCTAGTTGGAACTCCTGTGTTTAAAGAGGGTGCTCTTTATGGCGACATTCAGTTTTACTCCCACTACGCTCCTATCATCGCTGAGATGGCAGAAGACGTGGGGTTATCAATTCGTGCATATGGCGAAGCCCGCATGGGTGAAGCAGATGGACGCGAAGGCCCAATCATCGAGGCACTGGTCGAGAATCCTCTCACTAGCGTTGACGTGGTTACCGTAGCAGGGGCTGGAGGCAAATTTATTAGCCTTCTCGAGAGCTACAAGGCAAAAGACGAGCTAAACTCGTCCCACATGGAAGAAGGAAATGAAATGTCCATTACCAAGGAAGAGTTTGAGGCAGCAATTGCTGACCTAAAGACTACCTTTGTTGAGGCACTCAGCCCTCTTCGCGAGTCAGTATCGGTTCTCCTAGAGTCCGCAACTGCCGAGCCTGAAGAGGAATCCGAGACTGAGACTGTGGAGGACGAGGCTCCTGCCCTAGACCCAGTCGACGTTGCTGAGAAGTTCAATGAGTCCGGACTGCCAAGAATCGCCCTAAAGCGAGTCTCAGAGTCCCTAAAGTCTGCTGAAAACAGCAAGACTGTTGACGAGCTAATCGAGGAAGAGAAGGCTTACGCCAGCTCACTTCGCGAGTCCGTCGCCACTCCGACTGCTGAAGTTGTCGGTGTTGTCCACGAGGCGGTCGTAAAGACTTCCTCAACCGCTGCTGATGAGTTTGACGCTATCGTCTCTCGCATCTCAAAGAAGAAATAGAAGGAAAAAAGATGGCTCTTAACGAGATCTATACAGTAGCCAACAGCCTTGTCTTCCCAGTACACACCTCTGTCACCTCTGGCAAGTTTGTCAAGGTAGGCGACATCGTTGGTGTTGCAGAGAAGAATGCTGTGACTGGCGAGAACGGCAGCACTTACGCTACCCTAAACCTAACCGGAGCATTCAGCATCCCATTCAAGTCTGGCGACACTTTTGACGTTGGACAGAAGGCATACGGAGTTGCGAACAGCACCTCTGGTATCATCCCTGAGGCTCAGGAGTCCAGCTCTAGCGCTAAGCTAATTGGCCACGTTATCAAGGTAACCACTACTGACGTAGTTGTTCGCTTGGCTCAGAACTAAGGAAAGACAGAATGACTACAACTATCACTCCTCGTCACATCGAGGCAGCAAAGCTACTTGAGGGTGCCCTAAAGGGTGACCGTCAGGACAAGCTAAAGCTTCAGGAAGGTGTTGCTACCAGCGACCTTCCAGAGCTACTCGTTCCAACCCTAAACAAGATCCTCCTAGAGAACTACGAGGCTCAGCCAAAGGTTTGGGACCAGTTCGCAACTCGTCTAGTAGTAGACGACTTCCGTCCAGTTACCTTCCAGGCTCTTCGTTATGACGACGAGGGTCTAGACAACCAGGGTGACACTTTCCGCGAAGGCTCACTGCCTACCGTTGGCGAGTACGACGAGTACCCAACTGCTGGTTGGTTCTCCGTAACCGAGCAGACCATGCAGGTCAAGAAGGCTGGTCAGAGAATCCGCTTCAGCTGGGAGTCCATCGTAAACGACGGCCAGATTGGTCTACTAGAGCGTCTACCTGTTGAGCTTGGCCTAAAGGCTGCTGGCAAGGAAGACGAAGAAGTTACCAAGCAGCTAGTTGCTTCTGGTGGCCTAAACACCACTAACTTCAAGACCGCTAACCAGAACTTGATTTCTGGCAACCCAGCGTTGACCCTTGAGGCTCTTGAGGCAGCTATTGACACTGCAAACAAGCAGACCTGGAATGGCAAGCTAATCCGCCCAGTAACCCAGTTCGTGCTAGTTGTTCCACGCTCGCTAGAAATGACTGCTCGCAAGATTCTTGCTGTGCAGGAGATTCGCACCGAGTCGACCTCTGGCTCAGTTGCTACCACGATGATTACCGGAAACCCAATCGGTTCTCAGATTACCATCGTAGTTAACGACTGGATCACCAGAATCAACTCTGGCGCAACCAACTACTGGTTCCTAATCCCAGCTCCAGGACAGTCCCTAAACCCAGCCGTAGCGCTAGGCTTCCTACGTGGATACGAGGCTCCTGAGCTTCGCATCAAGTCCACTGGTGGTCTATACCTTGGTGGCGGTCAGGTTCCTGCCCGTGAGGGTTCGTTCGACAACGACGACTGGGAGATGAGAATCCGCCACGTCGCAACTGGTGGCTTCATCGTCCCAGCTGGTACCCTTGCATCAACCGGAGCAGGTTCATAAACCTACTCCCGACAAGGAATGCCCCCTGCTTCGGCAGGGGGTTTTTCTTTGTGCTAGAATTGTTGGAACAGCACCCGCCAGGCACACGAAAGTGTGGATGTGGCGGGTTTTTCAACTTCTAACTCAAGGAATTAAATATGGTAACTGTTTATACTCTCCCATCCTGCGTCCAGTGCGATAGCACCAAGAGATACTTAACCAGAAACCTGATTGAATACCGCGAGATTGACCTAAGCAAAGATGAAATTGCAATGGAACTTGTACGTACATTGGGACACACTCAGGCTCCTGTGGTGACCGTAGGTGACGAGCACTGGAGCGGTTTCCGCATGGACCAGCTAAATAAGCTTGTGATACAATAATCCTGTTCCGCACCTCCTTCGGAACCTTTATGTGCGCACAGACCCGCCCTGTTGAGTAATCTCCGGGGCGGGTTTCCACTATTACGGTATAATTATCAAATGGCTATCTTTCCTGACTCCAATCTCCCACCACAGTCGCAAGACTGGGGCGATTCTGTCGAAAGGGAAATAAACAAGCTTGAGAAGGCCGTAAAAGGGCCTAGGAGCGGATCTGGCGGCAAAGCTGGGGCACCGGGGTCTGATGGTATTCCAGGCCCGCAAGGGCCCGTAGGAGCCGACGGAGCGCCGGGCGAGCAAGGACCTCAAGGCATTCAGGGTGCTCAAGGTATTCAGGGTGCAACTGGCCCACAGGGAGCGCAAGGTCCGACTGGGCCTCAAGGTCCCGAAGGTCCACAGGGTGATGAAGGCCCACAGGGGGCGCAGGGCGATACTGGGCCCCAAGGTGCACAAGGCGTTCAGGGTTTGCAAGGCGAAACCGGACCGACTGGGGCTACGGGTCCGCAAGGTCCAAAGGGCGATACTGGAGCTACAGGTGCTACTGGCGCAACAGGTGCGCAGGGCCCACAGGGCGAGACTGGCGCAACAGGACCAATGGGGCCAGCGGGTCCGACTGGAGCGACTGGGGCCAAAGGCGATAAGGGCGACCAAGGTTTAACTGGGCTTTCTGCTTATCAAGTTGCACAGCTAAATGGATTTACCGGAACAGAAACTCAGTGGTTGGCCAGCTTAATTGGCGAGCAGGGTGAAACAGGCCAAACAGGTGCGACGGGTCCAGCTGGAGCTGACGGCGCTCCATACGGTAATATTGATGGAGGAAAGGCTAATAGTGTGTATGGCGGAATTAGTCCATTATTGGGCGGAAATGCGAGTGGCTTCTAATGGCAGTGCAAATACAGCTTAGAAACGACACAGCTGCAAACTGGACTTCTTCTAATCCCGTTTTGGCACAAGGTGAAATGGGCATTGAAACTGATACGCGCAAATTCAAATTTGGTGATGGTACAACTGCTTGGAATAGCCTTAGTTATGGCCTTGTAAGCACCCCTAACATCATCGATGGCGGAAATGCCTAACTGGTAGAATAGGGATATCATGGCTTTACCTACGAACGTAAACTACGGAACTGTTGTTGGACAGTTCCTTTTGGCGTATGCCGACAGCAACGACTCAGGCAGCGATCCAGATGGCGTTCCTGCTAAGGGCAGTATTTTCTTCCGCCCTAGCCCTGCAAAGATTCTAGACTCTGGCGCAAGCCCAAACCCAGTAACTATTCTTCCAGCCGTAGTCGAGGCGATTCTTGACTCCGAGGGCTACCTTTGTGGCTATGGCACTGATCGCGGTATTCGACTGGTTGCAACTAATGACACAGATCTAAACCCAACCAGCTGGACTTGGACTGTAGAGTTCAGACTAACCGCACAGGACGATACTCCTGTTCCGGTATCCAGCTTTAGCATCACACTTCCAGCAGGCACAACCGTAGATCTGACTACCGTTTCGCCTATTCCAGATGCAAATGGAACTTTTTACCTAGTTGGCCCCACTGGCCCGACTGGCCCAACTGGTGCCACAGGAGCAACTGGAGCAACTGGAGCTGCAGCAACTATTGCTGTTGGCACGGTAACCACTGGGAATGCAGGGACTAGCGCTAGCATAACCAATTCTGGAACTTCTGGGGCTGCGATCTTTGACTTTACCATTCCTCGTGGCGATAAAGGAGAAAAGGGAGACACTGGCGA